TGAATCTATATCAGCTCCGAAAGAAACTGTGTCGGTTGCTGCGTTACCAAAGGTTAGATTACCGTTGACTGTCAAGTTACCTGTGACTAAAGCATCTCCTGCAACGTGTAGTAATTCTGAAGGCGAAGTAGTTCCAATACCAACGTTGCCTGAACTGTCTATTCTTAGTCTTTCAGAAGAACCATCTAAAATACCAAAGGCAGCATTAGCATTATTAAATATTCTGCTAGTTTGACTGCTTGAACCAAGAACTATTTCAACTTGTGAATTAGTTGTTTGAATATGAAGTTCTTGTGAAGGCGAAGTAGTTCCGATACCGACTCTATTGTTTGTGGAGTCTACATAAAGCGTATTAGTATCTACAGTTAAATCACCAGAGACTGCTAAGCTTGATAGGGTACCAAGACTTGTGATATTTGTTTGAGCTGCAGTTAGAACAGAGCCTGTTAGATTTCCTGTAACATTACCTGTTACATCGCCTGTCAAGTCTCCTGTAACATTTCCTGTTAAAGGTCCTGAAAAAGCTGTTGCTGTTGCTGTGCCTGTGATAGTAACTCCACCACTAGCTGTGGCTAGTTTTGCAGAGTTATCATAAAATAATGTAGAAGCACCACCTGATGAAAACCTAGCAAGTACTTCATTACTCATATCTCTAAGTTCTATTTCATTACTTCTTAATCTTAATTCACCAGTACCATTTTCATCTATATATGAGTTGGAACCATCGTGATAAATTTCTAAATCATTACCGGTACCAAAGTAGGCTTTGGAGTTGTCTGGGAAGTTTAGGTGGTTACTACCAAAGGTCCAATAGTCATTGGTTTCATTCCATAGTAGTGAGACATTAGTTGACGTACCTCGTTCTACTTCTATACCACCGTTTTGTGATGGTGTGCCTGTCTCATCTGAATTAAGAACAATAATGTTATCACCGATATTAACTTCGTTACTGTTGACTGTGGTTGTTGTGCCAGAGACAGTTAGATTACCACCGACTGTAACGTTCCCTGAAGTATCGACTGTGGTAAAAGTACCAGCTGCTGCTGTGGTTGCACCGATAGTAACATTATCTAATGAGCCACCATTGATATCAGCAGTATCGGCTACTAAGCTATCTATGTTAGCTGTGCCATCTATAAATAAATCTTTAAACTCTAACGAGCTTGAGCCTAAGTCAATGTCGTTGTCGGTTACTGGTAGGATAGCTCCATCGGCTATGTAGAGCTGTTGAGTTGATGTTCCTGAAACATCGAGCCAAAATTCTATGTGGTCATTGGTTGTGTCTATTAAGATTTTGTTGAGTGGTGTTACTAAACCAGCATCACCTATTAGGCCGATAACTGGTCCTTCAGCAGCTGTGCCATCGTGTTTGTGTCCTAAAGTATTACTAAATACTGTTAATAACTGGTCATATTCGTTATTAAATAATGCTGCTGTAATGGTATCGCCATCACTAAATGTACTTTGTCGGATATATCCTGCCATGTTTTATCTCCTGCCTGAAGGTATGTAATCTACATAGAATCCATTCACAATATAAGGTGCATTGGAATCATTACTTGAGAATCTAAAATTGTTACTGTGGCCACTACCAACTAGTGATTCTCTAACTAGTGGTTGTTCATCTGCACCAAAAATTGCTGAGCCAAATATAGCATTACTAAATGTTGCTGGTTCTGGTACTGAGTCTAATAAAATACTATCTGGTTGTGGGACATCAATATTACCAAAATCAAACTTAACTGTTAGTGTTGGTTGTACTGTCCCTTCTGGTGTTATAGATATCTTAATATAATGCAAAGTTTTTAAAGTACCAAAGTCACCATAATCATAGTCTGGTGTTTCATATATAGCATTTATGTTATCACCATCAAAACTATGACCAACATCATGCGTATAAACAAAACCGTTAGTATCGCCATGGTAATAAACCTCAACACCGTTATGGTCAAAGTTTGAATTAACATCTGTTACTTCTAAACCTTTCGTTTCAGACCATTGAAACCCATTAGGTCTTAATGTGCCAATAATCCCTTCTTGAGCTGAATTAACTGAGAGGGGATTAGTGTAGTACAATCTATACTGTGACTTTTCTCGAATAACCAAACTAGTAATAATAAAGTCATCAATGTTTCGAGCTAGGAGACTAAGTAAAGGTTGTATTTGTTTTGATACTGTCCCTAACTCTACGTCACCAATTCTAGCAGTACCAGCAACTGTTCTGATACCATCTGGTGCCAGAAAGACTAAGTCACCACCAATCTCTTGAATACTGTAGCCACTTAAACAACCTACGTTTTCCGTAATAGGGTCTATTCTAATATTTGATGAATCATTAATATTAATTAGTTTATGAATACTGTTTTCAGCAAATACTATTAAGTCTTCACGGAAACCTTTAATACCAACTACTTGGTCTGATATAGTTACCGAACCTGCTCCAGTACCTGTAAAATTATTAGGGTCATTATAAACACTGTAGTAAACTGTACTTAAATTATTTTCTATTCCTGCTGCTATTAAGTGATGGTCATGGATAGTAATATGTTTAACTCCATTAGTACCATCAACTGTTATTTCTTTACTAAAGAATGTTCGGGTATTTAAGTTACCAGTTCCTTCCATTCTAAAGCTATAAACTTTATTAGCTCCATCGGCTATTAGTAGTTCACCATATTCAAAAGTTGCACCTTCAAATAAAGCAAAACTACATTGCCCTTGTCCTGTTCTATTTAAGACACTACGACCTGTAAAGGTTGTGTAGTCATCCCCACTATTAGATACTGAACTTCTATTAATTTGTAGCCAAGTAGCTCCATCATTACTAAAATAAATATCATCACTAACACAAACAACAACTCCATCAGCATAAGGAAAGACTCCTAATATGGTTGCTGTACTACCTGCTGGTTGTGTCGGAGTAACTTCACCAACTTTATATTTAGTATAACCATTTATTCTACGATACCCACCTTCAATAGAGACTTCAAAGTTTTGTAGTCTAGAAGCAACCCCGGGAGTTTTTAATAAGTCAATAGAGTTTGATGAGGTTACAAGACCACCATCACATGCAACTGTATAAGGTTGGGAACGTGCCATAAATTAAAAATATCTTCTATCATCAGTCATATACTTAGGCTGAGGATTCATTAAGTTTGATTTCATGCTCTTCATAGCTTTTCTAAAATCATCTAAAGCAAAAGCTGCTTGTTGTGGTGATTCTTTAAACTGCCATACATAATATCTAACTCGTGAAGTTATAACATTACTATATTGTTCTGGGAGGACTATAGTGTCATCATGAGCTGATAAAGCTGTTGGCTTATTAAAAGCATAAAAATGTATATTATAAACTTTATCAGGTATCGGACTTAGTCCAAACTTTCTACTATCTGGAGATTTAATAACATATCTAGGTTCTCCATAAACCTGTCCATCAGCATCATCGGCATTTTCTGAGTCTCTATAATTACTCTTCCAATCAGCTAATGTTAAAAACTTTAAACCTTTAGAAACATAAGGAGCTGATTCACCAGCTACATTAATAGTTGTCATATAAAAATCATCCCAATCTATTGAAGCATAATCATCAACTAAACTAGAACTACCAGCTTTTAATAAGTACCATCTAGTACCGGCAACACTAGGAACAGTTACATTACCATAGAAAGGGTCAGTAGCTCCACTAAGACCAGCAGATAAAAAAGGTAGCTGAGGTTCTTCATTAGCAATATCAAAGATTGCTTTATTAACCATATCTTTAACAAAAGCTTGAATACCTTTAGCATTTGCAAAAGTTGATGTTGTTAAAGGAACTTCATTCAGTTCTCGTAATACTTCGTTAGTAATTTCTAAATATGTGTTTGCCATTATTTTTTATGTTTCTTTTGAATTTCAAAGTTAGCTGATAAGCTTGCTCCTTTATGGGGCACAAACTTACCAGTATGTTTCATAAGCTTATAAGACTTACCGGACTTCATCCAGTGATAGCCTTTAGGTGCTTTAACCTTCATTACTTTTCGCCTTTCATCTTCATGGTATTGTAGGCTGTTTTACTCATACAAGCTTTTTCCATGTCTTGAACAGAAGCATAACCACCTTTATTATAAATAGCTCTTCCGCCTTTTTTAAGACCACTTCTACCCATAGTATCTTTTTTTATTGGCACTATTGGTTTTTTATTACTTTTTCGTATAATTTTTGTAGATGTCCTTGTTCCTTTATTTGAAACAGCGTTAGGTTTTCCTATTTTAACGTTACCCGGTACTTTAATCATTTTATTCTCCTTTTAATTATTAATTATTTTTTACAATAACTTTTTATTTACTGTTTTTTTTATATAAAAATGGAAGGCTCCGAAGAGCCTCCCTAGTCACTATTACTGTGCTCCGAATTGATAGAAAGCTTTTACTAAAGCTTTTGGTCTAAGAACTTTTGCTCCATAGACATGCAATCCTCTAACAATATCACCAAATGAATCTGGGTCTCTAATGACCTCAGTTGATGTAATTGTTTGAGCAGTAGAAACTGATGACATGTGTCCAGCTAGAACTTGTCCACCAGAAGTAATTGTTGAAACAGCTGGTACATTATTTGATTTGTACATACTGAATCCTCTTAACTTACCACTAGATACAAGACCATTTCTAATTGAACCTTGTCCTGCGTTAAAGTCTACTGATAGTAGCTTTGAACCTGACTGTGATAGTTGCTCATAAAAGTTTGGTGGAGCAACAAAATATCTGCCTTCTTCAGGCACATTTTGGTCATCAAGTAATCTTGCCATTCTTGCCATTAAATCTAATGGGTCTGAAACATCTAAGTCAGTAGAACCAGTGCCATCATAAACTCCAGCACCTAAACCTGTTGCATTATCTGCACCAAGTACATGGTCAGGACCAGAAGATGAAACACCAGCAAACATTTTAGCCATAACACCTGAGTCAAATGCATCTCTTAATGCATAAGCTGCTGATGATGTTGCGACTTCTTTGAAGTTGATGTGTGACATTTGACTTTCAATATCATCTACGATGAATTTAAAAGCATTAGCTACGTCAACGATAAGAGTAGTTTCTGCATCGGTAAGCTCTTGCTTAGCAATAGTCCCTCCTCTTTGATATTCGTCAACAGTAATTACTGGCTCATTAATAATTTTAACGGTATCACCGTATCCTGAAATTTCACCTGCGTAATCTGTGTTTGTAATTGCTTCGACAACAGAGGCTTTCCTAAAAAAGTTTAAAACCTTTTTGGAATAAATTTCAGGTAAAAAATTAAAGTTACCAGCAGTATTAAAGTTATGGTTGCTTATCCCATCAAAATTGGGATTAGACGTATTAGCTGCCATTTTTTTTTCCTTAAATTATTTAAAAAGTTTATCTTTGAATTCTGCCTTCATGCATGGCTTTACTGATTTCTTCTTCATATTTGTCGAATTCATCCATGCTCATAGCAGAAATCTCCTTAGTAGTCCAAACTTTCTCTTGCTTAGGTTCAACACTTGTTGTTTTAGTTGAAACCATATCAGCAGCAGAAGATTTGGTCTTTCTAGAATTTGACTTCTTCGGTTTAGAGTCCATACCAATATCTCTTTTAAATAAATCTATAGCTCTTGAAGCTAGGTCAGCATCATCAGCATTTTTATATACCCAATCTTGAATAGATTGTGGCTGTGATTTTGCCCAGTCATGGAAGTCATCACTGTTTCTGATATCTTCAAAATCAGGATGTCTGTCCGTCAATCGCTTTTCAGCATCTTTACGAATCAGTTCTTTTTCTCGTTGTTGGAGAGCTTCTAACTTAGCTTCAAGGTCTTTGGACCTTTCAGAAGCTTGTAAGTGTGAAACTGTTTCAACAACTTCATAAACATCTGGATACTCTTTTTTAAACTCTTCAAGTTCCTCTTGAGACTTCGGAGCTTTGTAGGTTTGTCTATTTTTAGTAGCTTCTTCTAGTAGCTCTTGTTCTCTTGATTTAAACTCACTAAGCTTTGTATCGTAATGTTTTTTTAAATCATCGTATCGCTTTTTGTAGTCTGGTCGCTTATAAGGTTTATCCTCACTTGCTTCCTGTTCTACAGGTTGCTCTACTTCCTCATTACTAGTTTCTGATTGTGGTTCTGTAAAAAACATACCATCAGCACTTTGAAATGGTTTATCTGCTTCGTCACTATGCCATGATTTTTTTTCGTTATAAGGATTGGCATTTTCCTCTTTTACTTCAGTAGTCATATTCTTCTCCTACTCAGGGCTTCGTTTAACAAGGTAGCTGCGTATGTCGACTGTGCAGGGCTTGTCTTGTAAAGGTAGCCTTTCGGTTAATCTATGATAGGGTGCTTATGACATAAGGTAGCCCTATCGCCTAATATTAGCTTACGGGTGAAGCTTTACCAGTCATCATTTTTCGAGTTCGTATTTCTTCGACTAACTCTTCTTCCTCTTGCTCAGTTGCTTGAGGTCCAACAGTTTCTCGTTGCACACGAATCTCTTGTTTAACTGGTTCTGGTTCAGTAGGTTCAACCACAAAAGTTTCACCTTCCAGTACTTCGCCTCCGTAAACAAATCCTTGTCTTTCATCTGCTCTTTGTTCTGCATCTTTCATCATACGCATCAATTCATCAGCTCCGATTTCTTCTACAGCTTTAGCAGTAAAGACAAATTCTCCGTCAGATAACCTTGCAGGTATGCTGTCGGATATGCCATTACCCGGACCCTCAACGAGTCCAGCTCCGGCAAACTCTTGAGCAACATCAATCACTTTATCAAATAGTAAAGCTAGTTGCTCGTCTTGTTCTAGTTTATCTTGAAGCATTTCTTCTTCTTCTTCAGACAATGCTTCGTCTAATATAAAATCTAAATAGTCCTCTTCCATATCTTCATCAGAGGCCATTTGTTGTTCTTGTTGTGGTTGCATAAGCATAGCCATTTGACTATCAACATCACCACCTTCTTGGAAAACACCACGACCTTTCAAGATATCGGCTTGAGTAATTTTACCGTCTTTGTTTAAGTCTGGGAATTTAGCCATTATTTTTCCTTAGCTCTTCCTATATTAAGGGCAAACCAATCTAAAATTTTATATGCTTTCCCTACTAATTTATCATCAGCAGGTGTTGGTGTTAATGCAGCTATCAATGAACAAATTGATACTAACCACGGTATAACACTCACGAGTTTAAGTATTGTATCTAATAAATCTAACATTTATTTCTCCTCTTCTTTTCTATTTAGAGCTTCTTCAACCTGTAATGGCAGTTGCTCTATTCGTACCAGAGAACTCACTTTCCCCTGCAACCGGTACATTTCCTGTTCCGATGTTGCCACCACCAGTCCCTGTAGGTCCAAGGTCTTGAGGTTGTGCAGGTGTTCCAGCAAGGCTTCCCATAGGTCCCTGTCCTTGACCAGCAAGTTCAGCTTCCGGGCTAACATTTTGTCCAGCATTTTGCATTCCTATTATTTGTGCCATCATAGCTGCTTCTTCAGGGTCATTCAGAATTTCATCTGGGTCTAAATCCAAGCTATAGGCAAGTTCACTAACCAATTTAGAAATCTTAACAAATGGTGCAATAGCAGGACTCTGTGCAGTTTGTAAGAACATTGTTAGTCTTTGACTTCTAACTTCTTTCTGCATCAAGCTATTAGTACCTGTTGCTCTAACTTCTAAATCACCTTCCACATCTAGAGAGCCTTCAAAGAACTGCATGTTCCATTGAAAGAAAGACTCGCCTAGTGGTCTTAATAAAAAGTCATCTAAGTTTTTGACAACTGTTTTAATATTTAAACTAGCAGCACCAAGCAACATGGACATACCTGAAGCAGTCCTTGTCATACTTTGTACACCAGTTTGACCATGTGAATATGATGGTATGCCGGTCTGTTCGTCAGCAAGTTGTCTAAACTTGTCGAACATCATCATATTCTCTGGAGCAGTATTTGGAAACTTCACACCATGTATGGCTTGTCCCGGCATGCCAGCTTGTCGCCTGAATATTTTACCCGGATATATTTCCATAGACTGCCCACCAACTAAAGCTGATTCATCCACATCAAAGACGAGAGAACCAGCCATCGCTAGATTATCAACAGCCATTCTTGCATGACCATTCATAATCTGTTGAGAATCATCCATGTTTTCTGCTACTCCGATACCAAAGAAGTTGTATGGGTTTCTTTCGTATGGGAAAGCATGATAAGGTAAACGGTATGGAGTAAATGGATTTATCACAGCTCTTAAGAGTTGATTACCACAGACCCATGCATTAATCTGTACCTCATCTAAATCATCTATGCTATCGTCAAGTTCAATCCCAACTTCTCGTGCATACTCAGCATCCATGATACCCCAGTACTCAAGCACTTCAAAGTTAGACTGATACTCATCTTGTCTAGCATCATCTTTTAATTGATTTTCAAAATCTTTTTCTTGATAGTTAGGCCCTTCTATTAAACAACTTCTAATAGCATCCTCATTAAAATAAGGCATATTACGAAGCTGTCTGAGTTGTGATTTATTCATCTTGTGTCTATGCACAACATACTCACACTCTTCTATGCTCGTAGCTGCTGGGTCTGGATAAAAATCCCAACAACTAACAAACTCTATTCTTGGTACTCTAACTTCAAGAGGGTTGTAGCTTCTTTCACCATCTTCACCTACTTCCCATTTGTTCAGTTTCTTGTTAAAGTTAAACGGTCCTTTAATTATTCCTGTACCCAGTAGTGATGCTTCTAATAAAGCATTTCTAATTTCTGATGAACCTTTGGATTCATCTATCTGGTCATGGATAAGTTTCTCCATTCTTCTCGCAGCTTTCTGGGCTGGAGAAATTTCTAAAGCTTGTGGGTTTGGACTATAACCTTCAACAAGCTGGTCTGCTACTTTATCTTCAATAGGCTCACTAAAAACTCCTAAGCCAAAAGTAGCTCCGGGTTTTAGAGTTCGACCATCGCCTTCGTAGCCAACATCGTAAGGGTTGTCTATTCTATTGCCAATATCATCTGGCATCTGCATACCACTCTGAGGACTTTCAAGTCCCATCTGTGGATTGTTGATATCTAGATTGGCTTGGCCAAGTTCTCCTTCAGGTATTTTAGTTTCTTGAATGCCGATAGGAAATTTACCGGTACCAAAGATAACATCGACTAGTTGACCATAGGCTGCTAAGACTTTTGTTTTAGTAATCTTAACAAAGACTCGAGACTTTTCTGAATCTCTAAATTTGACTGATTTGTTGTATAGACCTCGGTAGTTTTCGTAAGAACGCAACCACCTCGTTTCATCGGTATTTCTAGCATCCTCTGCTTGGTAGAAACGACTTTGAATAATACCAACTAAGTTTTGTTTTTGGTTTTGTTCTAAATTTAAATTCTTACCAGCTTCACCTTCAACATCTTCGTAAAGATTATTTGCTGTTAAAAATGTATTGTCGTTGTCTGCCATCTACCTTAATATCCAAATGTTGAATCAGCTGGTTGATGCATTTGTCTTTTCAACCCTCTAATTCGTTCTAACGGACTATCCACTCTTGGTCTGCTCATTATCAAATAACGCAGAGCATCGTAAGCGTGGTCAGAAGCGTTAGTATCAACATCTTCTGGATTAGTTTTAGACAAAGGTATGGACTGTAACTCTCGTATTAGATTTGGGCAAGAGTTAAATATCTGCAACCTTGGTCTGCCGTTTTCTTTAACTTTCAGGAACTCGTGTATTTGAATCTTACCTTGTATCCTGTTCTTATCAGCTCGTCTTAACTTATGACCAGCTTTAATTAAGGCTTCGCCAACTGTGGGACCAGTAGTACCTGTTCTAGCCCAAGCTGCAGTATCTAATACACCCGGGACCGAAAAAGGGTCCTCGAGCTCCATATTCCCTATTATAGACCCTAATTCTTCTCCTGTCAAGCCTTTTTGATATAATTCACGGTATATTATCAAAGTACCATCATTGATGTCGATAGCACCCCAGAGGCAACAAGACTCAGCAGCGTAACCATAGTCAACTCCTTTAACCCGTTCCCAATGCACTGGAATCTGAAAAGGTGTAACAATATGTTTGGTTGGGTCAAACTCAACAAAGGCTGCACCTTCGGCAACTTCCCAGTTACCTTCCAATAGTTGTCGTCTTTGAATAGGTGGTAAAGATTTCAACATCTGCTCATAGACACCATCTTTAGCCAGATAAGGGTTGTCTTGTAATTTAGCTGGAATAAACTTTCTGGTTAAACCATCTTCACCTAAGAAAGATTTGTTAGATTCATTTGGTTCAATGTATCTTTTCTTCACCCAATGAGCACCTGAACCACCGGGGTTAGCAGTGCATCGTAAGTAAGTTTTTATTTCTGGGTCAGTAGTTCTTAAACGAGAAGCTAAATAGTTCCAGCTGAACTCTGTTGGTAAATGGGTAATCTCATCAAAGCCTATCCAAGAATATGCTTGTCCTTGGTAACGATAGACATCAGCATCTCGTTCCAAGAAACCAAACTCTATCTTAGCTCCACTCGGAAAGTTCCAGAGCTTTTCAACTTCACGAAACTTAGCACCGGGAAAAGCTTGAGGGTATAACTCTCGAGACTTGT